ATGATTCCAAAGCTGAAGAGCGCAATTCTGAATGGATCTCTGCTTGATGTCTGGGAAGTCAACCTTGACAAGCCAAAGACCGGCAACAAGTTTGAGGGTACATATTACCAAGCATATATAACCGAGTTTACAACCTCTTCACCTGCTGATGGCAATGTAGAGGTATCAATGACATTCGGTATCAATGGTAGCGGTGCAACAGGTGATGTAACTGTACCAACCTCACAGCAGGATGATGGACAGTACACATTCGTAGACACGCCAAAGACAGCATAATGCAGACGGGGAGAGGTTCACACTTCTCCCCTTATTTTTGCAGAAAGAGAGGACAGCATGAAATTTGAGATTGAAATGAATGGAACACCTTATGCATTTAATTTTGGCATGGGTTTCCTCAAGGCGATCAATTCAAGAGCAACAGAGAAAGTGCCTAATTCCAACTACTCTGTGAACGTAGGTGCAAAGTATCTCATGGCACAGGTCATGAGTGATGATGTAGAAGCCTTATGTGATGTACTGATGACAGCCAACAAGAGTGAGAACCCAAGGCTGACACAGAAAGAACTTGAGTCATACATAGAGGATGAAACTACAGACATTGAAGCACTATTTGCGCAGGTGGTTGATTTTTTCGGCAAAGCCAATGCTACCAAGATGGTGTACAAGGAACTTCAGAGCATAGCAGAAGCGGAAAGCAAGAAGTAAGCTTTGAAGACCTGTATGAAGAGGTGGCATTGAATTGTTTTAGATACTTTGGCTTTAGATCTCTGGATGAGGTTGACCGGCTGACAATCAAGGAATACTCCATGCTGTGTGAAGCAGAGAAATACAAGCAGGTAGACAAGCAGAAAGATATAGCAATGGGTGCTTGGCTTTCTTTTGTAGCAACAGCCAAGAAGAAAGTGGGCAAGGACAGATTGAAACCTGTCTACCCTACGTTTGAATCATTCTTTGATTATGCAAAAGAACTGAAGAAGCTTAAGGGTGAAAACATAAATGACCTCAAACAGAAATATAAAGCATTACAGGAAAGGCTAAATCATGTCAGCACATACAATAGAAGCGATACTGACAGCTAAAGACCAAGGGATGTCATCAACCTTTGACAAGGTTATGGGCAAGGCAGATTCCTTTGGTGCAAAACTTAAAAAGGGTCTAGGCTTTGGTGCTTGGATGGCAATAGGGCAAAGGGCGGTCAACAGCGTCTTTAACCTCATTGGATCATCAGTAGATGGTGCTGTGAAGAGATTTGATACTCTGAACCAATTCCCTAAAGTCATGCAGACACTTGGCTATAGTGCCAAAGAAGCTGAAGCGTCCATAAATACTTTGGGCGATGGCATCCAACACCTGCCGACAACACTTGATGCGGTAGCCAATCAGACCAAATCTGTAGTAGCGGTAGTAGGTGACTTGGACAAAGCAACCAAGCTGACATTGGCACTCAATAACGCCATGACAGCCGGTGGTGCATCAGCAGAACAGGCATCAAGCGCAATCAACCAATGGACACAGGCAATGGCTAAAGGCAAGCCAGACCTGCAAGATTGGAGAGCATTGGTACAGACCGCACCTGCGCAGATGAATCAGCTTGCTGAAGCTACACTTGGTGCAGGTAAGACACAGAATGACCTCTATGATGCCATGAAGAATGGTACTGTCACCATAGATCAAGTCAATGAGAAGATGATTGAATTGATGGAACATGGTGGTGATGGTTTCAAGTCATGGGAAGAGCAAGCCAAGTCAGCAGGTGCAGGTATCCAGATGTCTCTCACCAATGTCAAGGCAGGTATGCAGAGGAACATTGCCAATGTCCTTGATGGCATCAATAAGAGGTTTGAAAAATTCGGTGGCATAAGCGGAATTATCCAAGGTGTTGTGCCTGTCATAGATGCATTTGGTTCAGTATTGTCAAAGGTGGCAGATGGTTCTTGGAGTCTTGATACCGCAGTAGGCGTAGTGTTCGCCAAGATAGGGCAGAAAGCTGAAGAACTGATACCAATAGGCATGAACATGGTAGGCAAATTGGTTACAGGCATAGGCAAGGCTCTTCCGAATATCATCAACAGCGGTATTGCGCTTATCTTGAGATTGGTAGAGGGCATTGGCACGGCTTTGCCAAAACTCATTGTGACAGGTCTGAATGCTATAACTAACCTCATAAATGGTCTTACATCTGGACAGGGCAACCTTGCCAACAAGGCGGTATCTATCGCAGGTAAGATAATCTCTGCATTTATCAAAGCCTCACCGCAGATACTCACAGCAGGTATGAAACTTATGGTTGCACTGTTAAAGGGTATTGTGACAGGTTTCAGATCCATACCAAGTGCAGTAGCATCCAAGGCAAGACAGATTCCGCAGAAGATAAGGAGCGGTGTAGGCAACCTTGCAGGTATCGGCAGAGATATGATTGCAGGTCTGTGGAATGGTATTAGTGCCAAATTCAACTCTGTTATAGCTAAAGTCAAAGCTATGGCATCAAGACTACCTAAAGCGGTCAAGAAAGTCCTTGGCATCGGTTCACCATCAAGGGTATTCAAACAGCTTGGTGTATGGACAGGTGAGGGATTTGCTTTAGGTATTGAGTCAATGAGCAAAGCGGTAGAACTTGCATCGTTGGATCTTGTTTCAATACCACAGGCACAGGCAATGGGAGTCAGCGCATCTTCATCATATGAGTATGGCGCATCATTCGCAGTAGAAGTACCACTGTATGTTAACGGCAGAGAGTTTGCCAAGGCAACAGCTACAGATATGTCACAGGCTATAAATACAAGGGATACAAGGCAGAGCAGATTGAGAGGTATTAGATAATGTATGAATTCAGAGATACTATAGACCACACAGAAATAGCATCTGCCTTGCCATCTGAAGCGGTATCGATCAATGGGCAATACCTTGAGAGTGTTGTAGAGGGTTACAGAACCTTATACACAAAGGGCAGAGAGTCACTTGCGGTTGAACTTAACACCTATTCGGTAGGTGTGGCAGATGGTGAAACTTTCAAGTTTAAGCGGTATCCTGCAAGGACATTGAAAGTAGGATTTCAGCTTGTCGCACCAGACACTTGGGAATTCCGCAGAAGATTCAATCAGTTAAACAACCTGCTGTCACTTGATGAAGCTGATTTCATATTCAATGACGAAACAGACAAGTTTTTCGCAGGTATACCAATCTTCAATGCAGAGGTAGAAGCAGGTCAATTATCGGTCAAGGGTGAGTGGGAGATATACTGTGCTTATCCATTCAAGAGAAGCGTAGTACCTACGATTCTGACCCTTGACAATGCAGAAGTTACAGACACATCTGCAACATTCGCAATTGATTACAAGGGTGGGCAACCGGCAAGACCTGTCTTAAGGGCAAAGTTTGCAGGTGCTAAAGCAGGTGGTGAGTCTTCAGAGGATGGTGATTGTGGCTTTGTCGCATTCATGGATGGCAATGAAAATATCATTCAGCTTGGCAATCCAGATGTGATTGACCGAGATGAATATGCACAGGCTGTTACCCTTATCAACAGAGAATTCACAGACACTACAGGATGGACAGTTAGTGGTGTTTCAGTAGGCTCAATCTCCGACACTTATTGGATGAATGGTCAAGGGCAGACGCAGAGTTATGCCATCATGGGTTCTTCTGGATCACTGAAACAGACCACAGATGGTGCTGTCAATCTTGAAGTAGATCTGGTGCAAAGACTTTGTGTATCAAGTCCGAATCAGACAGGTACATTTGGTGTGAGCGTCACAGATGACAATGACAGTGTTGTAGTAGGTTTCCGCATCGTAAAGAATGGCAACGGCACTACAGGCAAGGTTGAGTACATCATAGGTGACACCGTTGTAGGGCAAGACAACATTGATGTTTCGTACTACAATAATCATTTCGGTTATTGTCAGCGCACACCTATCTATGTACAGGAAACCTACACAGTACCAACCACACAAAGGGTCAAAGTACAGGTCAAGACCAAGAAGAAGAAAAAGAAAAAGAAGTACAAAACCATCACCAAAACTGTCTGGGTAAAGAGGGTGCGTACTGTCCAGAGAGGATGGCACTACACACAGAGCAACCTTAACTCAATGATTTACAAGGATGGTGATGAGATCAGCTTTGATATTGGCAACCTGCCTACCAAGACATTCAAAGCACCAAGCCTTAACCAGACAGTAGCAAAAACAATAGAACTGTATTCAAGCGGTACTTTCAACACAAACGCAGTACATTCATGTCTGTTTAGAAGAGAAACAGGTGCAATCTTTGCCGAGCAACCTAATGTGTTCACAGCCGGTGACATCGTAGAAGCAGATTGCAATGATGCTACAGTGCAGATATACAGAGAGGGTTCTGTTGGCGGTACGCTTGAACCACAGTATGGTGCGCTTGGTAATGATTGGGAGTCATTCATGCTGACCAATGGAGTCAATCAGATTCGTGCAACATGGTCAGATTGGGTAGACCCTAACTACAAGCCACAGATAGAAATAGAATACAATGAGGTCTTCATATGATAATTTACTTTGCTGACAGAGAATTGAACATTCTTGGTCACGCATCGACAACCTTACCTGCCGGTTATCGTATAAGTGATGACCTTACTGTAGAGAGCGTAGAAACAGGTGTAAACACATTCCACTGCGTCATCTCATACACAGATGAAACAAGGGCAGAACTTGAGGACGCTGTGCAGGTAGGGTGTTTCATTCTGAAACAGAGTGAAACAGGAGATGCTGACAACATCTATGATTCTTTGTACCAGATTATAGAAACAGAATTCGATACCAAGACACAGGAAATCACTCTGTATGCAGAGGATGCAGGATTAGACCTGCTGAACACACAGTGCGGAGCGGTCACGTTAACAGGTAGTATTCAATACATGATGCGGTATTTTCTGCCGTCAGATTGGTCACTTAACATTATAGATGTGCCTGTGTCATCAAGAACTTACACATGGGATGGTGCTTCAACAGCCACAGAACGATTGATGTCTGTGGCTAATTTATTTGGCTGTGAAATCTACTATTCTTTTGTCATTGATAGATTGCAGGTAGAAGCTAAAGTGTTGAACGTAACCCAGAAGCGTGGAAACCAAGAAGCTATACCACAGTTAAGGCTTAATTATGATTTGGACAGGATCTATACCAAGAAATCCATAGCTGACTTGGTAACTGCGTTCAATGTAACAGGCGGTACACCAGAGGGTTCTGATACACCAATCAATCTGAAGAACTACAACTACTCATACACAGACCCATCAACAGGTGATTTGTATGTGGTAGACAAGCCTACAGGTCAGATGAGAAACATATCAGCTATGGCAAGATGGTCAAGTGTGATAGATGCAGATGGTCTGTGGGTAGGTACATATGAGTTTGACACTACAGACAAAGCGGTGTTGGCAGGTCAAGCAAGAGCGCAACTACAGAAAGAGTCACAGATAGCTGTGAACTATGAAGTGGATTTTGCAAGATTGCCAGAAGACATCCGCATTGGTGACCGCATCAACATCATAGATGAACAAGGCGAACTGTATTTAGAAGCACGATTATTGCAGATAGAAACCTGCGTAGCTGAAGATACCAAAACTGCGGTCATTGGTGAATTCCTGTTAAGAGATAGCGGTATATCCGAAAAGATCGCACAGCTTGCGTCAGACTTTGCAAACATAGCAGAAAAACCTGCATACAGTATGCAGATAACATCAAGCGCAGGTGATGTGTTCATTGATTCGAATGTAGCAACAGTATTGACCGCACACGCATTTCTTTACGGCACAGAGATCTCGCCAGAAACCATTGCACAGGTAGGAACTGTCAAGTGGTACAACCATGATGACTTGACCACACCAATAGCCACAGGTCTTACCTACACCATCACCAATGACATGAACATAGAAAACATCAAGATAACAGCAAGATTGGAGTCATAAATATGGCGGTAAAAGCACAATTTACAATTTACCTAACATCCATCAAATCTGTAAGTGATGTTGCTAACTATGCTTCAGAGATAGCTGATGCCCTTGATGAAACCACCTATGGCACTGTGACCTATGAGTATGACAATCAAGGCACAGTGGAAACTGTCTACAAAAACAAGGAATTCAACTATTACTACTACCTTGATGGGGAAACAGAAGTAAGAGTATCTGAAGCAGACCTTGTGAAAGACGAAACCACAGGTGAGGTCATCAAGAACAGAGCGCAAGATGGTCTTGATTATCTTGTGCAGGTAGCCGGTCAGAAAGCATCTGAAGCGTGGGATTATGCTGACCAAGCAAGGACATCAGCAGAAACCGCAGAAGCATCTGCCACATCAGCGAA